TTTTTACCGATGATGTTTCTTCTGTTACGAATGAAAATTCTATAAAACAGGCAATCAAAAACCTTATTTTGACAGCTCCTGGAGAAAAACCTTTTCAACCTTTAGTTGGGTCTAGAGTCTACGAACTTTTGTTCGAGCCTTTAGACCCCTTTACTCTGGACGCAATTCATGAGGAGGTAATAAATACAATTACTCGATATGAGAAGCGTGTAGAGTTGACATCGGTTGATGTGGTTCCAATTTACGAAAATAATAAGATCCATGTAACTGTTGAGTACAAGGTTATTGGCGTGCCAATTTTAGAGCAAATCACGTTTGTATTACAGAGACCAGAATAATGCAACCAAATAATTTAACTGCACTAGACTTTGAAGATATCAAAGAGTCTATTAAGTCATACTTGAGAACTCGAACTGAGTTTACGGATTATGACTTTGATGGGTCTGCATTGTCATATTTAATTGATACTTTAGCATATAACACATATTACACTTCGTTTAATGCCAATATGGCAATGAATGAAGCATTTTTACCATCTTCTAGTGTTAGAGATAATATTGTAAAAGTCGCTAAACTTTTAAACTATACTCCTAAGTCTATTATCTGCTCAAAAGCATGTTTGGAACTAACGGTACAAACAGTAGCAGTTAATGGATTTTACCCTTCATCAGTCACTCTTCCAAAAGGTCCTGTTGCAACAGGTGGCAACTACATTTGGAATGTTCTTGATGATACTACTGCCGAAGTTAATCCATCTACAGGAGTAGCACTCTTTGAGAACCTAGAAATTTATGAAGGTAGTTTAATTGAGTACAATTATATTGTAAATACTTTTGCTAAGCAGAAATACATCATTCAGTCTCAAGATGCTGATATTTCTACTTTGACAGTTAGGGTAAAACCTAATGAAACATCTACAAACTCGGATTTATATTCTAGAGTAGATAATATTACAAATTTAGAAGCAAATACCCGAGTATACTTCATTTCCGAATCTGATGATATGCGTTATCAGATTAGATTTGGTGATGATGCCATCGGTCGTTCGGTAAAAGATGGTGAGGTTGTAAATCTTCGTTATATGATTACCGCAGGTAAAGAAGCAAATGGAGTTCAGAATTTTTCATTTGTTGGATTGATTAATGACACTAACAGTACTTCATATTCTCCTTCTGTTGTTAGTGTTAAGGTAAAATCCAAATCTGTTCTTGGTGACGATGCAGAAACTGTGGAGTCTATCAAGTATTATGCACCAAGATATTATTCTGCACAGTATAGAGCAGTTACTGCTCAAGATTATGAGGTAATTACTAAAAACATTTACGATAATGCATCTGCAGTTGTTGCTTTTGGTGGAGATTCTTTAAATCCACCTATTTACGGTAAAGTTTATCTAGTTGTAAAAACAAAAACTGGTTCCAACCTTAATGACCAAACTAAAAAGAGTCTTGCTTCTCAGTTGAGAAGTTATGGCATGGCATCTATTGAAGTTGTAATTACTGACCCCGATAATATTTACATCAATCCCAAAATTTTCGTTAATTACGATACTGGGTGTGGTTCAAATACCTCTCAAATTAAATCTGATATCTCCAAAGCAATTGTTGACTGGGGAACTCAATCTAGAATCAATAATTTCAATTCATCTTTCAGTACACAAGCATTTGAGAGAGCAATTGAACTTTCTAACAAATGTGTTACAGATGTTGCCACACAGATAACACTTTTGAAATATATTTACCCAAATACAAATCAAACTAATACATATTGCATTTCTACAGGATCACCCATTTATAATAGTGCTCCATCTCAAGATGGTACTGATGGTGAATGTAAGAAAGAACCTGTAATCCTCTCAGGACCCTTTAGAACAGCAGATAGACCTGGGATTGACCAATACTTTGAAGATGATGGTTACGGCAATCTGAGGACCTTCTACAATACAGGTAACAGAAAAGTATATACAAATAATGCTGCAGGAACTGTAAATTACAGTACTGGAGAAATTTGTTTTGGTCCAATTAATATTATTGGTGCAGGTGGCAATAATCCCAGTGATGCTGCCATTTCCATCACTGATTCTGCTACTGGTACGGGAACTGTAATTGATTTGACAGATCTTCCTACAGGATTACAAATTCCTGTTCAGGTTATACCTTCAAACAGTTCAGTTATTCCTGCAACAACTCCTGGAACAATTATTAATGTTATTAGTCCAGAGATTTCAGTTTCTCCAATTGGAACGCAGTTCCCATCTCAGATCCCACTAAATAGTTTGACGCCATCTGTCTTCAATGTAATCCCAGAACTTCTGGAGATTCCTGATATCGATAATAATGGTTCGCTTAACACATCCGCCTGTTTTACATAGTTAGATGAATATTAATAAGGTCTCAAACGCAGTTTCTAATCAACTCCCTGACTTTATTTCGACGGAGTATGAACTGTTTTCAAAGTTTGTCGAATATTACTATAAGTCCCAAGAAAAAACAGGATTGGGTCAAAATATCCTGAATAATTTTTTAGGATATCTTGATATCGACCAAATTGATATTGATATTTTAGATGGGAACACAACTCTTGTAGAAAATATTTCAGCAGAGCAAACAACAATCTCTGTTGAGAGTGTTGAAAGTTTCTTATCTGAAAATGGTTCTATTTTAATTGGCGATGAAGTAATTTTTTATGAAAATACGACATCTGCTCCTAACATTGCATTTAGTCCTGGTATTTCGTATGAGCAGGTAAAACTTAAGCAAATTGAACTGCAAAGTCCCCTTTCATTGTTTGATGGTACAACTCAATCATTTGCATTAACGGCAGAAGATCGACCTATTGGTCCTGTTAGTGCGAATCACTTAATTGTACAAGTTTATGGTGACTACTTAACACCTGGAACTGACTTTACAATTTCTGGTACTAATATTGTCTTCACAACTGCTCCTAGAGCAGTTCTCACCTCTGATAGTGCAGATTTAACTAGTATTAAGTATTACAGTGGTTTTGTAGAGAATGCTATTACCACAGTAGATGATATTTCTCCTAGTTTTGGTGATGGAGTGAGTACATTCAAAATCACTCAAAATGGAGATGCATTTTTTCCAGAAGTTGATGAATATATTATCGCAATTTACGATAAGAGACTTCTGATACCAAAAGTTGATTATGTTTTTGATGGTGATACTATTATCTTTAGAAATTTTACTCCTGTAAAGGGTAGAATTCTTAGCATGTTTTCTATTGAAGCAGCAATCCCTTCTTTTGGTGTTGGTGCAACCGCTCATGCTAGAATTTCCGATACTGGTAGCATTTCAAGTATTAAAATTGATGATAGTGGTAGTGGATATAGATTTGAATTTCCCCCACAAATCGATATTAGTGGAACTACTGGATCTGGCGGTGCAGCAACGGCACTTATCAATGGTGTAAAGAATCTTCAGTTAATCAATGGTGGTATTGGATATAGTTCCACAAATCCCCCTACTGTAAAAATTACAGACCCTACGTCTATTGGATCTACTCCTGCTAGTATTACAGCAACTGTTACTGATGGTAGTATTACTGGATTAACATTAGATAGTTCTGGTAGCGGTTTTACAAATGTACCCAGAATTACATTTGTACAACCTGGTGGTGCTGAAATTGGCGCAATTACACTTTCTGGTGGATCAATTTCAGGTACTATTGAAGTAGTTAATAAAGGACAGGGGTATACTACTGCACCTGAAATTTATATTGATGAACCTACTGGAGATAATCCAATTAAGGCAAGTCTTAGAGCAGAATTAAATTCTGATGGTGAAGTTGCATCCATTACTGTTCTCAATGCTGGACAAGGATACACTAGTGTTCCCAGAGTTAAAATTATCGAACCAGTTGGTGCTCAAGTTTTAGAAACCACAGTTGATAGTGATGGTCGTGTTACTAATATTGAAATTTTAAGTGGTGGTTCTGGATATAATGATGTTCCATCAGTGTATATCATTGATGATAGAACTAGCGATACTGGCGCTTACATTGGTGGTACTGGTGCTAAAGCAGTTGCATCTATTTTTAATGGTAGAATTACCGATATCAATATTACTGAATTTGGAACTGGATATAGTCAAACTTCTCCTCCCAAAGTTGTAATTCAATCTCCTCCTCAAGCATCTGCATCAGTAGAGATTGGTG